CACCCTTGCATCGCCGGACACCTCTGCATTGCCGAACACCCATGCATTGCCGGACACCTCTGCATTGCCGAACACCCTTGCATCGCCGGACACCCTTGCATCGCCGAACACCCATGCATCGCCGAACACCCTTGCATCGCCGAACACCCTTGCATCGCCGGACACCCTTGCATCGCCGGACACCTCTGCATTGCCGAACACCCATGCATTGCCGGACTGCGAAAGATTTTCTTCTTTTTCAACATATCCTCCAAGTTCTCCAGTATTTACATTTCCAAATTCAATCAACGCCTTTATGCGGAATAATTTTGTTCCAAAACAATTAGTGATAAACTCTGATGTTAATTCAAATTTCTTCATCCTTTACTTTCCCTCTCTTTTCTGTTATTATTTACTTGACTATTTTTGTGTGTGCCTGTCCTTCGTGACGGCACATTTTTATTTGTCCATGTAACCACCTCCTAAAATAGAAATTTCTCTGCAATCCCGAAAAGCATGATTTCAGCGAATGGGATGATTAAAAGGATCAATCCCTGGAATGCATCCCTCGCACTTCCTTTTGCTTTACCGAAAACATTCAAGGCTTTCTCTCTTAGTTCCAGCGCAAAACTGCATTCATTACAGATCAGATCATGCACCGTATTTATTAAAACCGCCTTTTGCTTATGTCTCTTGATTCCCAATCCTTTCACGCTCCAATCTTAACGCTTCTTTTAGTGATATCTCCGGGTCGTAAGGCGGTACGCTTTTCGGATAGATGCTTAGATTCTTTTTGTTCTTCACGTAATCGTAGTAGACTGCTTTGTCTAGCAGATTTCCCATGAATGAATTACTCGGATATCTGCCTTTCCTTATCCATTCCCGTATAGCATCACGCCTTGTCTGCTGTGTAGTTGCTTTGATTCCGTATACCTCACGGAAATACTTTGTTTTTTCATATCTCGCTGGCTGTTGTTCCGGTTCGCTAACACATTCAATTAAATCATCGATTTCGCCACGGACACGGTACAGCTCTTGGAGAATTTGCGCCCTAGTCATTGAAAGGCAGATTAAATTCTGCAAATCCCGGATATTTTTCTTTAAGTGCTTCGTATATTTCTTTGGTAGAAACGTCCTTGATTTTTCGTTCTCTTTCCCATATAAGATTTCCAGGACGTCTAAAAACTTCTTTTAGCGTTCCGGCATATCCTTGATAAACTTTCATAATATCGAGATCGTGATCGGAGTATGTAAGATCGTGATTATGCGAATTTATAGTTGTATACGATTCGATACCGTACAGAATATTTCCTACAACTAATCTCCTGCTTCCCTCTCTATACTCAACAATCATCCCGTCCTTTAAATCGTCCTTTGTAAATTCTTTCTTCATATCCTCTTTCCTTTCTACTACTTTTCCGATCATATCTTCCGAATAATACCAATAATCGTCTTCTGCTTCGACTTTATATGGAAGATCACTACCAGAATAAATTTCTGTAATAGTTCCAATTGTTCCGACCGGAAACAATAACGCCCCGATATGATCACGTTCTTTTAGCGTTATGACTTTATCTCCGACTTTAAATTTCATGTTGCACCTCCTTATCTACTCGACAAAATCCAAAATTTAAACCAGTCCGGCAAATTCGATGTGCTTACCATGTAAGCAAAAAGGATTACCACAGCCACGCATATGAATGGAAAAAGAATCAAAAAAGTTTCAAGTAAAAACAAAATCACTTTTTCTTTGATATCTTTTAACTTTTTCTTCACTAAATCACCCCCTTTAAATGCTAGATTTTAGCTATGATAATTCAATTTTATTGGATTTATCAGGTATAAAAATAAAATCCATAGGGATTCCAGAAAGTTCACTGATTTTTCTAAGCTGAGAAACACTAGGCTCGCTATTCCCTTTTTCCCAATTAACGATTGTAACATTTGAAACCCCAAGCATTTCGGCGAGTTCTTTCTGTGTTAGGCCAGCATTAACCCTTGCTGCTTCTAATGATATTCTAGGCATCCTCATACCTCCTTTCGTATCTTATAGTTAAATTATAATTCAATCAAATTGAATTGTCAACACTAAAATTAAAAGTAATTGAATTTCATATTGAATTTTTCTTTATATTCGTTTATAATATAAAGCGTAGGAGGTAATAGATATGGCTGATGATAAGGAGAGACGTGTTTTTGCCAAAAACCTCAATTATTATATTTCATTAAACGGAAAGCAACAAAATGAAGTAGCTAGAGATATAGGAGAAAACCCAAGCACTTTAAATATGTGGTGTAAAGGAAACTCCGTCCCTGGTCTTGGGAAAATTCAAAAGCTTGCGGATTATTTTGGGATTGGTAAATCCGATTTAACAGATGAAAAACTTGATTCAGACCCATCCTTAGATGCAAGGATTTTATCGGATGTTGAAACGGTAGATATGATAAGAAAATATTACTCGCTTTCTTTGGCAGACAGAAATGCTGTGAAACAAATAATTGAGAGTTTGTCCGAAAAGGCGGAGCTGTATTAGCTCCGCAATTCTAAAAACGTTTTAATTAATTTGTATAGATACTCTAATAACTTTGGGTTGTTTATAGTAGCTATAAGGTTAATTAATTTTGTTTTATAATCCATTTTGTTACCTCCCATCCGCAAAAACACTATCGAAATTCCTTTAGTGTTATAATATCACAGATTAAGCAAAATAAAAAGAACAAATGTTCGATTATAATAAGCTAAATTTACACTTTTAATGCAAATATAGGTATAACCGCTTATGCGATTATATAAATTTCTCAATGTAAGGAATCTAAGGAAGAGAGGAAGATATTATGAAGTGTCCTAGATGTGGCGAAGAGCTAAAAAGAAGCAAGAAAAATCCCGAATACGGATTGTGCTATAATTGCCGATTGAAATACAAATGGAGGGAGGAAAACCAAAGACCAAAGCAACGCACTAATACAGAAAGACGAAAACCCGTAAAAAGAATTGAATATGAGCCAGAGGAGCCGGAAACACAATATAGGTTTAAAACGTTTAGACTTATTATAGGTATAATTTCATTGCTTTTGTTTTTTATTATTTCTCTTCAATCATGTGCGGCCGGAGCGTCAAATATTCTTTCTGGTAGCGGAGAAGTAAGTGGATCAGCTGGTTTTGTATTAGCTTTGTGCATGGCAATTGCTGGAATTGTTACTATTTGCATGAGAAAACGTGAAGGCACGCCTGCATTTATAGTTCCTATGATTCTTTATTTCGTCGGTGCGCTTTTGGGATCGGCAAATGTAGGTACATATTCCGACTTGGCTATATGGTCTGTTCTTTCTGCTATATTTGCAGCTTTGCATATATTTTTCTTATTTGTGTGCAAGGATAAAACTGCAATCGGAGTTATTGTAGCTGTTGTTATTGTGGCTTTAATTTCTGGATTTGTCGCTTTTTCGTCAAAAGGAAGCGGCGACAGTAAAGACAATACAAACAAAAAGCAAAGTACGGAATCACAAGAAAGGAAAGACGATGACGGAATTATTGATTTTGACGGAACTGGTTACAACGTAAAATATTTAAAACATGAAACCGGAACTGACTACGAAGGAAAAACTTGCCTGTATTATTATTACACATTTACGAATACAGGTGAAGAAAATACAAGTGCGGCGGCTAGTTCTTATATACAATGCTTTCAAAACGGTGCACAATGTGAAACTGCAATACTTGCAGAGGACAATAGCTCGGTGAATAATTACATGATGGATGTCCAGCCAGGAAATAGCATTGAAGTATGTCAGGTGTTCAGTTTATCGGACAATAACAATGTTACTATAGAAGCATCGGACTTTATCTCTCTTGATGATTCAAAAGACACTCAAGAAATTTCTTTACAATAATACAAAAAAACCGCCCCGGCGCGCCAACACCAGAGCGGAAAGTGCACTCCGAAGAGATACACCGCAATTCAATATATATTGTATCATCTTCGGTGACAGCCTGCAAGAGACGGGCTGTTATTTTTATACGCAAAAAGGAGGATGATACAATGTATGTTGTGAAAAGGAATGGAAAATTTGTATTTACCGAAAGGTATAACGATCCCATGACTGGAAAATTAAAAAGCGCATCTGTTACACTGGAAAAGAATACGAATCACTACAAAAAGATGGCAAGAGAAATTCTAGCAGACAAAATCAAAGAGAAACTAAAGTTTACAGGAACGGAAGATATTACGATTTCAGAGCTTGTAAGACGTTACCAGGAAGATCAAAGCAGAACGGTAACAAAATCTACGTACACAAGAAACATATTTGCCACAAATGCACTTGCTAGGATTCTCGGCGGCGATGTCATAGCTAATCGGTTGACTGCCGGGTATGTAAGAGATTGTTTCAATAGAACAGGAGAACCAAACGGAACACTTAACGAACGTCTGAAGCGTTTTAAAGCATTGATAAGATGGGGATATAGAAACGATTTGATAGACGATATTAGATATATTGATAAGCTTACGCCTTATGAGGACAAAGAGAAAGCTATTCGGCTAAAAGAAAAGTTTTTAGAGCGTGACGAATTAAAAAAACTGCTACAAAATATAGCCGTTACAAAGTGGCGAATGTTGGCGGCTCTTACTGCTCTATCCGGCCTTAGGATCGGCGAAGCAATCGCGCTTGAGCAAAAAGACGTTGATTTTAAAAATCGCATTATAAGTGTGAATAAGACGGTTGACATTGTAAACGATATTGTCACGGCACCTAAAACGTTAACATCAACTAGGGAAGTATATATGCAAGATGAATTATTAGATTTGTGTCGGAAGATTAAAGCATACACTATGAGCGAATGCATGAGAAACGGTGTAAGAACTAGGCTATTTGTGTGTGATGAAAATGGGAATCATGTTCAATATTATGCATATAACAAATGTTTAAAGCGAACGGCCAAGAATGTACTGGGAAGAGAAATCACATCTCACATTATGCGGCATACACATGTGGCATTGATGGCAGAAGCCGGGGTTGATTTAGAAACGATATCGGATAGATTAGGACACGCAAATAGCAAAGTGACAAGAGAGGTATATATGCACGTAACAGAACGGATGAAAGAAGAGAGAAACAACCGAATAAAAAACATTAACCTGTTAGCAAATTGTTAGCAAAACATCGGTATTTTTTGGCATGAAATTTTATTTAAAAGCGGATAAAACCTTGATTTTTGGCATGTTTTACGAAAAATTGGTATGTTTTCAAGTCCCTTTCTCCGCATAATACAAAATCCTTGAAATTACCGTAAAATAGGTAACCTCAAGGATTTTTTATTTCTTAAAATTGAGTTTGTTAGCAAATTGTTAGCAAAGATTAACCAAACGAAGTATAAAGAGTAAAACGTTTTAAAAATTCTACTTTCTTCTGAATTGGATTGCTTCAATTCTTAACGCTTGTCCGGTAGTTCCTAATGTAGCAACTCCGTCCGCTTCTGTCCAGTCTGTCCATCCACTTCCCTGTACATGCACTCTGAATTCAAAATCGCCCTTAAACCGTAAGCACTCCAATCTTTCTGCTTCTCCTACGGTTCCAATTACAGTATCTTTTGTGATTACACCATAATGAACCCAGCCCTCGCCCTGGATATGAGCCGAACACTCGATCACTTCGTCCAATGGATCAAACTGCAAAGCTTCCAATCTCTTTGATTTTCCTGTTGTTCCAACCGTTTCTTTGTCTCCAACGTATCTGCTCCAACCGCTAGTCTGAACGTGACCACGTACTAAAAACATAGGTTTATAAATCTGAATAGCTTCAAGCTGTTTTGATTGTCCTGTTCTACCAGCTGTTTTTCCATTGCTTACCCATCCAGTCCAGCCATATGTTTTCTGATGCACACGATAACGGAGTGGAACATCTGAATTGATTGTAATGGCTTCTATACGCTTTTTCTGTCCGGTAGTACCGATCACAGTATCCTTGGTAGGATTGTTATATGTCTTGTCTCCGTCAGTCTTTAAATGAACTTTTACGCTGTTAATCTTTCCTTCTTTTAACCAGATTTTTAACGCTTCAATTCTTCTGTTCTGTCCGGTAGTTCCTGCCATGTCGCCATCACAACGGCTTTCCATCCAACCATAACATCTGGAATGGACTTGATACGAAACGTCACCTGTATCATTTTTTCGTGTTTGAACAGTTCCACCAGATTTTGTTTCTCCGTCTGGATCAGATGAAACTACACCAGATGTTCCCGCATATTTGTCCCATGCTGATTTATCGCCGTAAAATACGTTAAGGTCAAGATTTCCGTTCCATCCAGAAAGCCTTCCGGATGAGGTGTACTGATAAAGGGCGCAAGCCTTCCATTTTCCTGTTCCGCCATAAAGAGGAGCATTTGGATTATAGCCCATCGTTTCATACCCGGCATAGTATCCGGCATTCCACAACCCATAATCCGCATTCACTACAGTGGACCAATCATAGGCGTGGACTACACTATTACTCATATAAATGAGCGGCTTCACACCTGTAAGCTGGTAGATCCGATCCAGAAAGGCTTTCGCATAGGCTACTCCCCTATTCACTGCATTTGCTTCCCAATCCAGAACAAGGATTGCTTTCCCAACATAGCCCTTTATATTTTTATAGAAGAAATCCGCTTCTGCTACTCCAGAGCTACCGCCAGTGGCAAAGTGATACACTCCTACTTTTTTTCCCAGCTGTAAGGCTTTCTGGATCCACCCATCGCAATACCGGTCTACAAATCCGGTTCCTTCCGTCGCCTTGCAGATCACAAAGTCGCAAGGCACTTTTGCAAGATTAAGTCCTGCCTGGTGGTTGCTGATATCAATTCCATTCATGCTCATAAGTTTTCCTCCTAAAAAAGAGGACGCTGTCATGCGTCCCCCGAATGCTCCTCTTTATTCACTACTTTATCTGCTACCTCTAGTCCATTCACTAAAACTGCTGGCACGTTGTAACCTGCTTCCACAAAATTTTCTACAATGGAACGGATCTCGTTGATTATCAAGCTTGCAAGAACAAACCAGCCAAGCAGTGTCGTAATACCCAGGTCAATTCCAATCGCCTTTCCGATTTCAATAAATACCGCGCTGGCTCCAAATGCTACCATAATCATTAACCAGTATCCTAGCTTCTTAAGCACGCCTTTCCACCCGGCCATAGAATTTTCTCTTCCAGCCATGCGGCTTTTCATCCATCCGGTAAGCCAATCTGTCACATTTAGAAACAAAAATGCCACAAACAAAAACCAGTGCTCTCCTAATATATAGGATAATACAGCAACAATGGTCCCTGTGATTGCGTTATACCCGTTTATAATTGGTTCTGCGTAATTCATTTTCATCATGTCCTCACTTTCCTTTCTATTCCCACGCCTGCGCATATTCGTCCGGGCTATAGCTTGTGTCCTGTATGCACTTCTTTATATCCCCATCTGTCCATATCATATACTCGCCTGCTTTATATATGTCGTGCGCCCCGGTTGGATGTTCAAATGGAAGTGCGTAGTCCGGATCTGTACTGTGCCACGGCTTCCAAAGCGAAGCTGTGTCTATCGTCCAGTCTGTCTGTATCGCCCCATCATAGTTCGTCATACACTCTTTAGGGTATCCGGTATCCGGGTGAAGAGCAACTTCTCCTGCTTCGTGCTGCTTTTCCTGTACATACATTTGGAATAGTTCCATGCATTTGATACCAAGAGTCTTATCTTCGCTCTGTGTTACTTGTGATAAAATAGCCTGTATCTGGATTTCCTGCATGGCTTCCGCTGGATTTGGCTGGGCAGGTATAATATCCCATGACATAACGATCTTATTTCCTGTGTCCTCCAACTTGCATACTGCCTGTTGTGTTTTTGGTAGATGTTCTGGCGGGTCATTCTGTTCATATTCCTTATATCCATCTGCAATTAATTCTCCTTCATCTGCTCCTTCCGGTGGAAAATACAGACTTTGTCCTATCAATTTTGCTAACATGTTCTCCTCCTTTTGTAGTGCTTTGTCTTTATATCTTCATAAAGTATATCCATGTTTTCGCGTTGCTTCTTGCTCATATATCTTGAATAGCTATTGAACCATGAATGATAAAGGTTGGAAAATTCTTTCTCCGTTAAACATCCAGATAGTTTCTTCATTTTACGTCGCATAACTGTCAGTCTCTTTGGATTAATTTTGTGTATGACTCTTCCTGTGTCCGTTAAAGAATACTGTATTTGTAGAAACCTCCACATGTCAGATAACTTACATATTCGAGTCTTTTTTAAATTTACAGTTATACCAATGCTCTTTGCTACATCTATCGACTCTCCCAGCGCTTCTTCAAGAAATTCCTTGCTTTCATGTATCGCATAGCTGTCATCCATATATGCTGCATATGAATCAAATCCTTTTACAATTTTAAAAAAGTTATCAAACGGAATTCTGTAGCTGATCCCAACGCTTTGTGCAACCTGATTTCCGATATTCATATGTTTTTCCATGTACTTTTTCCCCGTGAGTTTTTCCGATTGAATGTCGAAGTATTTCAATGAATCAAAGACATCTTCCATGCAGGAACCGTACTCTTCCTCTGTCATGTAGGACACATCCACCCTTTCACTTTCAAGCACCTTATCAATGAGTCGTAAAGCATAAGGGTTATCTATATACTTTTTCATCATATCTCTAACAACATCGTGTCTGATATTATCGTAGTATTTTGAAAAATCCATAATTAGTATATATCCTTTATTTGTCCCATTTCTCCTATAATACTGATGTAAATGCTGTTCAAGTCTTCGACGGGTAAATTCGATTCCTTTTCCAACCTGGCTTGCTCCATTGTCATGTATTAGGTATTTCTTGATTGCGGGATTAATCACCTCGTCGCAAAGCGCATGTTTCACGATTCTATCATCTATCTTCTCTCCCGTTATCTTTCTAACCTTCCCTCTTTCCCTAATAATAAATGAACTCCCTTCTTTAAATCGGTATGTTTCTTCCTGTAGTTCTTTCTGTATTTTTGCCAGTCCGAAAAGATAGTCCATTTCAAATCGCTGTACACTTCCTTTCCAATCACTTCCTTTCTTTGCCTTAAGGAATGCTTCATATAGTACATTTCCGTCATAAATGGCATGTTTATAGCCGGACTGGTCGTAACCACCGGCATCATGCCGTGTATTTACTATGTTCTCCATAGAGGGACAATCTCTCCTTTCTTCTGTGCGAAACGATCGAGTGTCTTTTAATCGCACAGTCGAAATCGGGCGAACGCCATTAGCATTAGACGCGTTGTTGTTGTTCGCATTGCCGTTGTTGTTCACATTCGCGAAATTCGAGGCGGTACAGAGTTTGCCCCAAAATACTTTAAAAATTCTTCTTGAACTTATTGTCTGATTTTCTCCACCCCTTCAGAAGTGCGATTTCCTTTTCGATGTCGTGTGCGATATTAAGATATGTGTTCACATTTACTGGCAACGTTTCTATTGCATACTGCAGTTCCTGTGCGAGCCTTGCACATTGCCCGATTGCAATGTCCTGATGTAATCTTCTCTCTGTTAGCTCTTCTTGGCAGGTTGGATATATGCTATTCGCTACATATACATGTTCATTGATCGAATGGATGCATTCTATTACCGTTTCCCGTTCTTTGGCAATATACCATTCATCAAATGCCACATTCCTCTCCTTTTGCCGCTCATAATCCTTCTTTTGTACGTCGGTCAGCTCTTCAAATTTCTTCCCTCCGTACCTCCTCTCTATTTTTTTCTGAAACTTTTCATTGCTGTATCCAAAGTCTCTTAACAATAAATCGGTAATATTCTGTCGCATTTTGGTGAGATGGTGAAATACTTCAAATGGTGACTCTTTCCTTTTTCTCTTAACTACTGACATTTATTTCCCTTTCCTCTCTCGCCCTCACAAGGAGGGCGAGATTTTAGATTCCGATACAGAAAGCCGGGCGAACGCCAAAAGCATTAGACGCGGAGTCGCCGTACGCAATGCCGTTGCCGTACACATTCGCGAAATACGAGGCGGATACAACGTCTCTTAGCCAATACGTTCCGCTTCGGTTGAATGTATATTGTGGCGCCATTTGGAATAAAGGCAGCTGTCCTTTTTCAATGCGGTAGTTGTAAGGAATGTTCGTTCCATTATTCATCGGCGACATTATCATGGATCCATATACCATTGTTTCGCACATGAGATCTACTACGCTGTCAAACCATGCTCCTCCGGATGCGTACCCGTTCGTAGTTGCGTTGGTTAAAAGCAATCTATGTGTCAGGACATGTGATACTCCGAATGTATTTTGTATTTGTGTTTTCGCCTGTCCTAACCCTTCTGTGTACATCTTCGATCCCACATATCCTCCAGTAGTGACATTCGTGTCGTTCATATTGTGCGAATACAACGATGTGTCAGGTACTATTACTGCATGGTGTTTTGTAAATGCTGAATCGCCACAGTTATAGTAATAATCAAAAGCTGCAATCCTCCAATTTATGCCGTCAATAACCCAATAATCTCCGATGTATAAATCATCGAATGTCCCATTTTGAATAGCTGTCCACTGTTCAGATGTAACATATGAACCTAGGTTCTGTCCTCGGAAGATGCTATTGTGTGAACCGGCGTTGGCAAAACCGGGTGAAAAAACAGGTATGTCCTGTTTTTCTCCGTTGATATTTGCTTCTATTTTAGATATATATGGCATGTCTTACCTCCTATCCTTCAAAAAAATTATCTGTTCGTGCAAGAAGTACATACAGGTTTTTAAGTTCAGCGTAATCCCCTATTTTAATGGATAGTGTTCCATTTTCCACGTAAGCGAAATTAATACACGGTGTGAAAGAGCTTATGTTTTCTTCCAACATAGGAACCGCTTGGAAGTATGAATCTCCTAAAGAGTTTTGAAAATCTCCAAAAAATGCAATTGGTGTCACATTTCCAGAACCATATAAATTATCAATCCCGCTCACGGAAACGTTTACTAATCCATTGTTCTCCCACAAATTTTCCGAAATAGTTAACAGTACAAACCTTCTTTGCGTATTTTGTATTGCATTTTGCAGCTCCTGATCCGTTGCATACCCCGACAAATCAGCGTTCGTTAAATATCCTTTTGTTTCTAGTTCTGAATCCGTAACATATTCGGATGGAACAGATGTAAGGTATCCTTTATTTTCTAATTCACTCTCCGTCACGTAGTTATCTAAATCCGCCGATGATAAATACCCCTTATCTTCCAGCTCTTCTTCTGTAACATAACCAGAGAGATCTGACTCTGTAATAAATCCAGATGTATTTAATTTTTGAAAACTTACGTTCATAACTCCTCCTTATGTTGTATACAGCGTCTTCCCCTCGAATTGGTTCGCAAAGTCTTTCAAATCTTGCACATCATTCGCGAGTACCGCGCTTGGATCTGAACCTATCGGAAAAGAAAGAGTTGAATTTTCAAGCTCCGGTACGGTGATGTACGCAAAACGAAGCGTGTCAACATCGAGATATGGGTCATCTATTTCAATTGGATTGTCATTGAAATAGCTGCCTATGGCATTTTTTATTGCGTCTTCATTTATATTTGATGCCGCTTCTGACGCCTCTTGTGCTGCCTGATTTGCGCTTTCTGCTGCATTGTTAGCTTCTTGTGCTGCCTGGTTAGCGGAATTAGCCGCATCTTGTGTGTTTTCCAGTATTTCGTTAGCTTCTTCAAAAAATCCTCCTGTGTTTTGGCTAGGCGGTACATCTCCTTCTGTGCTATTTTCGTGAACGTCCACAGGCCACCCAAACGTGACAAGGGTTGAGCTTCCATTTTCTATTTTCACCTGTATAACCGTTCTTCCGAGTTCAATAAACATCTGATCCGAAACATCGATTGTGATTGTATTTCCTGATATGGTAGCATCTGTATATACTGCTTTTCCGGATGGTTTTGTACAAAATGCAGTTGCCACAGATCCTTGCGGGATATTGTAATCTCTGAATGTAAAAACGATAGGCAGCGCATTCGTAAATCTTACGTAGTCTATATGTTCTTTTACTTTGTTGGATAGTACATATACATCTCTTGTTATTTGGTTCACCGTAGCACCTCCTTTATTTTTTTAATTTCTGAATCATGCACTTGAATCATTTTCACGATAGGTGCTATAAAATCCAAGTAGGATACTGACATCATGTTTTTAATTCCATCCTTTTCGCTTTCTTCTATGAACAAATTGTAATCTTCCCCTAGGATTTCCCTAACATCTTGAGCAATAAATCCAAGTATTGTTTTATCCCCGTCCTTGAACTTAAAGCTTTTTGGCTTTGCTGATAAAACAATCTTTTCTGCCAGTTCTTCCGGGATTTCTTTTATTTCTTTTTTCAACCTAGCATCGGACGTTTGCGTCAACTTTTCGCACTGTATAAACCCTTGTACGATGCTGGATTTTGCCGTAATCGTACCGGGGTTGTCTATCGTTCCGTTATATGTTCCACACGCCAAGCCAAGTGCACCGGAAACCCATGATATGTATTTTTGTCTATCGTCCATACTTTCAAGCTGTATCGGCTGCATGTTTGTCCGGTATTCGTATCCATGCTGCTCTGCTCGAAGAGAAATTACAGAATTATATTGGCTGTTGCTCTGTACATTAAAACTTCCGCCGGTTATTTCCGCGCTTGACGATACGATTTTCCCGTTTATCACGATGTCGCCCGTATCTAGGTTCCAGTAAGAACGCCCGGTTTTATCAGAAATCAAACCAGCTACCAATACATTTGCATAACCGCCTTTGGCTGTAAAAGCTGTCGTCCAGTCCCAGTCTTCCCCGTCTGCCGTTCGTGTGTCGGATATCTGAAAGCCTTGAGTCCCTAAACACATCGCCCCATAAGTAGGAGAGTCCGGGTCTGTATCTTCAAATAAAATGGCTCTTACATCCTGCTTTTGCGCTATATTTTTCTGATACCGAAGCTGTGTGTTGATAGCGTTAAGTACTCCGCTTACTCTTTCCGCTACCAGCGTATCTCCCGGGCCGATCACTTTCTGAATAGCCTGCAAGCTGGATGTTAACTCCGAGAAGTAGTTGTATTCATAATCTCCAAGCGTCATACCTGCCGATCTGTTCCGGATGCAATCCCACGTTAGTTTGATGACTCTCGCCGTCGTTGTGATACCAAGCTTATAGTTGTAGCACGCCACATCGTCACCAAGTCCCACACTTACCAGGTCGGCAAAGTCCTTATACTGATCTGTATACTGTAGATCAATCATGTTGACATCAATGCTCACAGTCGGGAGGTCTGCGCCTGCGGCATACATGTCTTCACACTTTTGCGTAAGGGCTTCATCAAGAGCTTCCTGATCCTGGCACACAATAATGCCATTCTCCGCATCATCCTCATTGGCATCTTCCGCCAGCTTCACGTCCTCAAATTTAACCTCCCGTGTGTAGATCTTTGCGTACTTACTTATATTTTCACTGTCTACCCACGGAGTATTACCGCTCATCGTCCTGCCATTGTAAGCCACAGGTACGATTCTAGTAACGACGTTAGACATGTCTACCGTGCTTGATACGGACTCCATGTTCTTTCCGTATCTGATTTCAAGTCCCTTATTTGACCCGATACGTTCATTTATAACGACGGTATGATTGTCATATAAGATTTCGCCGCCCCAGATTTGGATAAATGTAGGTTCGTTCTCTCCGTTGATCGCATCCATGAGATTCCGTCGCGCAAAGTACGCAGTACCGCCCGTTGTGATATCTGACTGTCCGTTGTATTTACTTCCTTCTGTCATGATATCGAGAGCTTCCTGCCCATTTTTCTTGGTCGGGCGTACATCCATCAAAAAACAATCATCCGCACTGTCAAAGAAAATAGGATACGCTGTAACCTCAACGGATGAGTCCGTCTTTACACATTTGTCAACCCGAAAAAGCTGATGTTCGCCCTGGAACGTCGGAGCTGAAATAACCGCCTCTTCTGATAGGTATTTCCAACGCCCTTCGTCATCTATGGGGTGGCTCATCGTAAGCTCCCACGCTCCGTTGATCTCGCTTGATAATTCGCATACCGTTGGGATTAATGTCATGTCTCCGTTTTTGTCATAGTTTGTATTGTCCGGTTTGTAGACTTGTATCATAATTCCCTCCACATTGGCGTTATATTAACCGAAAACCCGGATGTTACGGAAATCGTATTATCTCCCGGTTTGAGCCACAGATCTGCATAATCCCCAGTAACATCCGTATTCAGCATCTGTCCGTCATTCTTATAGGATATCTGCCGGTTTGTGTCTATGATGATCTCCTGTCCCACATTCGCCGTAAATTCATATCCATTCACGGTCAGTGTACAGTTTCCTTCTCCGGTGATCCGATATACTGGCTCGCATGTCCACCCGGGATTGTACAGCGGAGATTCCATCGCAATCTCACGCTTCCCGTATTCATAGTAACAAAATGGATCACACGTAAACTCTGCCGTTAGATTCCCAAGTCTACGGCTTGTACGCTCTGAATCTGTGATTCTGCAAAATAACGCCTTATAAAACATTCCAGCATCGTCCGAAAATTTAAGCTCTCCGCTTCCGGAGAGCCATTTTTTGACATTGCGATATACTTCGTTCCAATTCGACGGTGCAGTCATAAAATTAAATTCTACCGGGATTACAACATTATCGTATAGCCCGGAACTGGAAGTCAGCCCGCCGTTTCTGCCAGGTATTTCAATTTCCTCTATTCTTTCCTCGGCAGCCGGTATGCTGGGTCTTCTTACCGTAAGTACATGATGGTCAACATCCTTTTCACCTTTAAATTCTGTCGAAAACATTATGCATGCGCCCCTTTCGCTTTCATTCCTGCCACCTGCCTTCCGGTAATATACTTATCTGCCGTTCTTCCGATCACTTTCCCGTCAAGTATAATGCTGTCTCCCTGCACTACAATACTTGACGAATATCTTGCCTGTGCTGACCGGATTACTCCATTACGATCATCAACAATATTGCTATTGATCGTCCCGGAAATGGTTTTAGCCGCATCTTGTATGATGTCGAGGTTTTTGTACACGCTATCGGCCATTCCGGTTAACATGTCTGGCATCCATGTTTCATAATCTCTCAAAGGTCCTTCATCCGGTCTGGAGAAATGCAGGAAAGAACGGATGCGGTTTGCCACGTTTCGTACAGCGTTCACGATCGCATTAACCCCGGACATGATTCCGTTTTTCAGTCCGTTAATGAAGTCACGTCCCCAACCCGCCGCTTTGCTCGGCAAAGATGTGATGAAAGAAATTGCAGACTGAAACGCACTTTTCACAGCAGAACCGATTTTTGAGCCGACCGATGAAATGATCGTAACCATGTTTTTAAACGCCGTGGATACGAGCGTTTTTAAGATATTGAGAACGGAAGATAAAATATTTTTCACCGCATCCCAAGCGCCTTCCCAATCACCCTCTAAAATAGCCGTAAACAACTTGATTACATTCTGAATGATGTTAAGACCTTCGTTGATGATGGTCGTTATCATCGAAATCGTATTTGACACAACGGTCATGATTGTGTCGCCCCACTGCTCCCAGATAACGGAAACCAATTGAACGAACGCCGAAATAATCTGCTGTATCATGGACAGAGCCACCGAAATCGCACTCTGGATTTGCGCCCATATCTCGCCTATGGTCTGCCTGAATCCTTCGTTTGTTTCCCACAAATTTTTAAAAGCAGCTACCAAAAGCGCTACGCCAGCAACTACGGCCGCAATAATTCCAACGATCGGCAGAAGCGGAGCTTGCAACATCGTGAAGGCTGCTACAGCCGATAAGATAACCGGTGCAAGTGCCCCTAATACGACAAGTAGCGTTCCGATGATCGTTGCAAATTTTTGTGCCGGTTCAGGCAGCGATGAAAAAAATCCGGTGATTTTTTCTATTGCACCGGCCGTAAGTTCCATTGCATTTGAAACCGCTGGCATGATGGCTTCTGCCAATTTGCTCATTGCTTCTTCATATTTTGCTTGCGCTTCGTTTGATTCTACAAGAGCAGCATTATTCTCCCGGAATCCCTCTGCACTTTTGATAAGACCTTGCTTTGCCATCTCCTGCAAGATCATGTTAGCCCGTTCAGTCTTGTCGCTCGTGGACTGCAGTTTTTCGTTAAATGCGTCCTCTGACGTTCCGGCCCAGTTGAGCACATCAGCAAATGTGCCTGTTACTTTTCCGGTTTGAGCAGTTTCGTTTATTGCTTCCGCAAGAGAGTCTATCGGTATGGAATCTCCGTATTGAGCCCATGCACCGATAGCGGCATCTGTCATTTGCACAAGCTGTCCCTGTTCAAGTCCAAGTGCTTGCAAATTCGCCGTAGCAGTAGCAGCCGTTTGGTTATCTCCAAGGACTCCATACAGTTGCATGTATGTCTGCTCTGTTTCCTTAGTTGTATAGCCGAGATTCTTTGAAGACGCTTCAAGCTGTCCCATGATTTTCAAATATTCTTTTGATTCATCGACCATACTGCGCATAGCTTCTCCGGCGGAAGAAATCCCATCCGCAAGAGATGACAACGCCTCTGCTTTTGTTGCGCTCGCAATATCATCCAGGCTATCATCGGCATCCTTCGCAGAATCTCCGAGCTTTTCAAGGTCATTTGAAGCGTCTCTTGCTCCGTTCCCGATCTCGTCAAGCATTTGGCTATTTTTACTAATCGAGTTATTCAGCTTATTTATATAGCCTTCGGTTTCATTCATAGCGACCTTTAACTTAGATACAGTGTCAGCCTGTTTGTTAAATGCCGCCTCTGCCTTACCTGCCTCCGCTGAATTTTCTCCCATTTCAGCTTTTAGCCTTGAGTATTCATCTCCGAGCTCTCTAAGCTTTGCAACCTCTTTGTCATATTGAGACTGCAGCGTTTTCATCTTCTGGCTTTGTGCGTCAAGCTGTTTCTCATATACACGGCTCTTCGCAATAAGCGCCTCCTGCGAATTTTCGTTTTGTTCAAATTCAGCAGAAAGCGCTTTCATTTCAGATCCGTATTCCCGGAGACTATTATTTATTTTTTTAATCTGCGCATTAAATTCAGATTCGCCTTTGATACCTATGCGTGGCCCAATATCATATCCTGCCATCAGATCATTCCTCCCGGGAAAAATTCTTTGTCTCGTTTGTCGATTAAGTCAACAATTCCTTCTTGTGCTAACCAAAAGTCGTATAAATCGGATAACTCACCGATAGGCATGCAGGAATACTCTCTATATGGTATTCCCATTCGCCTGCCGGAGACATTTAGCCACTCCGGAGAGTCAATCTCGGAGTGGCTTTTACATTTTTTTATCCGGCTTTCCCTCTACTTCCTTTTTTGATCCACCGTCAATGCACTGCATGATGGCATTAACCATTCCCTCAACCTCAAATATATCTACAGATATTTCAATCGCTTCTCTTGGTAACGCCGTCCATTTTCCGTCAATAATCGGAGCATCGTCCGGTGCCGGTAATTCCGATTCAAAAAAGTTCTTATAAGCGCATCCCTGGGCAATAAGAATGGCAAGCATGTCGACGACAGCATCTATCTTTTCTTCTTCCTTACCGGGTTTAGATAGCTTCGCTTTCATCTTCTCTACGCTTCCGTATTCGGATATCAACTTTTTTGTTACTCCGAGGGAAAAACTCATTGGATAGTTTTTCCCTGCGATTTTCACATAGCTAATTTTTCCCATTCTTATTCTCCCTTATTTGCCGATACAACTACGATTCCAGCGGCTACCGCCTTTTTCTGTGCTGTGACCTCTGCTACACAGATAGTTGTTCCGTCAGTAATCTCCATGTCGGTATCTACCGTCAGTGCTGTCCATGATGTCAAGTCCTCGTTATAGGACGGTGTGGTATTCTGTGCCTTATATACATAGCTGTTTCCCGCTGCCGCCGCAGGGGTTACACTAATTACCGTTTCACCCGTTGCAGAACCTGCCACGGAAGAAACTTCGAGGTATCCGATTGCGTTGAGCATGGTCTGCAAATAGGTTTTTGCTGCCTGCTGCGTGTCAAACCATGCGTCTCGCATCCAAGGATGATTGTAGTTAGCGCTCTGCTCATCGCTTCGCAGGATGTTCCCACCAATCTCCTTGGTCTGCCATTCAATAGTCTCCCCCTTTGTGGTAGCAGCTTCTCCCGGTATATTCATGTTTACCCGGCAAAGGATAACTGCTCTGTACTTATTGATGTTATTGATCTGGTGTGTTTCGATAATGCCGAATCCTTTCGGAATCTTCTTTGCATCAGAATCGTATACATTTTCTGTTACAGTTTCCTCTCCGACCTGCACCTGCACCTGCTTAAGTCCAAGGAGTCTCTTAGAATCAAGCTGCGTGAGATCAGAGGTTGATAAGGTAAGTGTTCCCGTTGTGAAGACTTCGTTGTCCGACTCTATTACATGGTCATCTCCATAGAGATCGTTAGAATCTGGTTCATCATACTCCACGCTATACTCAATCGCAGAGCCGCACACAAAGCCGTTTGAATAGCTTACTTTATTCCCGTCATAGCCGTAATCTCCGAATACCGGAGTTGTTAATCCTTTAATAGCCATATATTTCTACTCCATTCTTTGTCTGATTTGTCGATCTATTTCCTCTTCCATTATTTTCTGCGCCTGTTTTCTCGTCTTATTTACAGCCAGCCTTACAGTAGGGTGCTTCTCACGAAAAGAAGTGCCCGACTCCACGCTTCGCATAAGCATAGAGTTTGGCACTCCCTTTGGATACTTTTTGGTTTTTACGCTTCCATACCCGTCAAATCCGGCCTTTGTGTTAATATAATCTCCGGACTCTTCCATTGGAGAAAGTCCGAATCCTGCTAACAAGTCTGCCTTTTGCCTCCGGCTGATTCCGTAAAGTTTTTCTCCGTCTCTCGCAACGGGAGGAAGTCCGTTATCACCCTCTTGTATGGGTATCGCTTGTATATTCTGCCGAATGGCGTTCGCCACAACGTCAGCGCCCTTATAGATTGCGCTTTTTACGATTTCTTCGGTGTCCGCAGAAAGCGATTCTATTGCTTTCATGTACCCGTCAGCATCAAAGTCAATCTTAGCCATCACGCCACCTCCCACACCCATTCGTAGTGGATATATCCAGCGCCGCCCTCGTCCGGGTCTTCGTATTGGATGGAATTTATATAAAACGAAATATCCGCATTGATAAGCTCCTGCTGGATCTTATCTATGTTTTCATCAAATTCGTCTTTGGTGAAATAATCAATAGTCCCTTGTATGGACTGGTTGACCTTGTGGTTATCACCCTCTACGGAACTACCTTCCGAATCTTCAGCCCAAACGATATACTTATCTGCTTTTTCCAGCTCTTTGTAATGCCCGACATTGCTGGTCACCTTAAGGAGCGTTTCCGGAATGATCTTAATCTTTGATATCATATTGATCCCCTATCCTTTCCAGCGACAGTTTTGTTATCCTAAGACCGTTTTCATCAAAAGTGGGCTGGCGCATTACAATCCGGAACTGGTCTCCGTTGTCAAGCGCACAAATATCAGTTGCTTTGATTTCTCCCCACCCAGGGATATTGACGACGGACTCTATCAGCTGCTTGGCTTGCATCGCCGTATAGTATCGGTTGATTCCAAGTGTGTCGAATCCGTAGTAGTATTTTTCCTTCTCAACGAGACCTTCTTCCGGCATCATCCCTGGTTCTGCAATATTTTCCACACCGTAAATAGTAAGTATTCCATCGTCAAACGTCATGTCTGTCCCCTTTCTGTGAGAACAGGATGTTATTCAGCCGATATCTTAGGAATCTTGGCATAGCCGTTTCGCTTGATGCCCTTTTACGGAATAGATAGGCGGCGTATTGCACCACCGCCATATCTATGTCCATATCATTTTCAACAAGCGTGATCCCCTCACGCTGAATAGCCGATTCTGCCGTAGTTATCAAAGACTTAAGGAAAGCATCATTTGCCGATGTGAGCATTTGCAGATCCTGTTTTAACAGCGCAAGTTTTTCCTCGCTTGTCATTTACTCACCTCGCTTTTAGTCACCGGCTTTTGTCACATTTACGGTGTACACTTTTACAGCATTGCCTTTCTTAACGGTAACGGTCAGCGGATGCGGTGCACTGTCTGCAAGCCATGTTACAGATCCTCCGTTTCTGACATTCTTTCCGTTGTAGCTGATCGCTACTTCTGCGTCAGCCTGTGCCGGTGTAGCCTCAATCTTATCACTTGCCTGTGTTGCGGAAGCGATAGTATAAGTCAGCGTATCCGGATCAAAGGAAGATGGAGCCATAGTCTCGGAACCAACTGCAAGAGCAATCAGATCAGCGTCATTCGCAGTATCAGCCGCAAAGGCCATCACAGTTGTAACTTCCTTGTTATTAATGTTGATCGCCACAAATGCACCCGGGATGATTGGAGCACCGTCTGCACGAGCCTTTCCACGGAATACGGTGTTGTCCTGGATGAACTGTACATGTTCGGACTGGTCGATCACCATAGACCGTCTGTCAGCCCACAGATACAGATCACCATACCCACCGATGATATCCCCATCCGGAATGAACTCCAGAATGTCAATGTCTCCATTGATGATCGGGAGCGTTCCAAACAGGTTTGCCACCACATCACCGGTAGCGGTAAATGTGATAAGCTTAGAGCGCAGTTTTGCGTAGGTCTTAGAGTTCATAGCCCAGAACATTTCTCCACGGTTATATTTCGTGAAGGTGTTGCCTGCGGCGATAGTCAGCGCGCTCCAGAACTCGGCTCCTGTCATAGAGTCTCCGTTGATTTTCTGGATGTTCGTGGTGTGAAGGTCTACCCATGCCGGAGCGTTTGCCGGATAATCAGACGGCTTGGTTTTCTGCGCCAGCCTAGTCACGATACCAAGAGGCATGTGCGCAGAAGATCCTTTACCGTACAGAATTGCCTTATCCTCTGCAAGTCCGATGGATTCAGACAGCATTTCCACGATCCATCCGGCAAGGTCAAGATTGCTCACTGTATCTTCCAACAGGGAATTGCATACCGGAACATAGCCAGCCACCTTATACCCATCAAGAGTGACCTGATTAAACACGAAAGTAAGCTCGTTGATAGCACCGCACATTTCTGTCCAGATTGCCTCCGGTACAGTTCCGGCAATCGTCTGTCTAGCTTCGCCCGGTACATTTCTTACACGCACACGATTCAGCAGTTTGCTGTACCGGTACATGTTTTCGGAGATCAGCTCCAGGAATACTACCGGAATTTCCAGTTCACCACCCTGGATTGCCCTGGACTGTCCTTTCATGCTTCTTAACTGCGCCAGGAATGTTTTAACATCGTCACGCTGCACAATCGCTTCCCTGGTTTCCATCGGAAGAGAGTCAAACGCTCTAACATTCATCGGCAGGCTTCTGATTTTCATTTCTGCTGTGTTCATTCTGATATTCGTCCTCACTTTCTTTTCTGTTTTGATAGTTCTCTGATCCGGAGCAGGAGGATCAACTTCGGCAGCCTCGAGCTCTGCCTCAAGATCTCCGATTTCTGATTCAAGCTTTGCTTTCGCTTCATCATGAGCAGTTTTTTCGCCGTCGAATTTTTCTACTTCATCCTCTACGGTTTTCTGCTCTTCGTCTGTCTGCGCTTCATCAATCGCCTTTTCCAGCTCCTCTTCCCTGGTCTGGAAATCAGCATCTTTCTCACGCAGCCCCTCAAGCTCTGTTTTCTTTCTTTCAATCTGCTTTCTAAGCATGATCTGCTTTAATGCCATTACTTTTCTCCTTTCAGTCGGGATCTCATAGAATCCCTCCAATCATTTCTTTTCTGTTCCTTCGCCTGTTCAAAACGTCTCTTCGCATCTTCCAGGCTGTCTTTCGCCCTGGCCGATATGCTGGTCTGTGCGTAGGCCGGGAATGTGCAAGGGCTTACTTCGTAGAGATCAACGTCCGTGATCCTTGTCCGGTATGTCCCGTCATCGTCCCAGCTTTCCTCCATAGATTTGATGTCAAAACCAAAAGAGCAGCCTCTCACATCTCCACGGGCCACTCTTGCATATCCATTTTTAGCTTCCTGATCTTCCTCGTTGATTTCGTCGCTTCCATACAGTCCGACTTCATCTTCTCTTAGTGATGCTGTCCTGTTAGTCGTTGATCCAAGCACGATATCTGAATTGTGATTCCACAGGACTTTTACATCTTTCCCTTCTCGCAATGTCCTCGAAAATGCTCCCGGTGCAATTTCCTCAATCCACCCCGGAAAGACTTCATAAGGCTGGTTAAAAACCGAGAAGTATCCCTCGATATATCTTTTTCCGTTCTCTTCACGAGTCTTGAACGCCTCTTTACATTGAATTACTCTCTGCTCCACTTACTCACCTCCGTTCTGTACCAGTTTTCCCTGATCGCCCAAACGATTAGCAGGTAAATAGTTTTCAAGCGCCAACAATTCATTCATTTCTGCATCTGGAGGAAGGCCGACCCAATCTCTCCATTCATTCCGGCGCATCGCCATGCGGTCAACCATTTCTGCACCTGCGGAAATGGTTTCCTGCAATGAGTAGTTATATAGTGATCTGGGATTGAATTTGAAATAGTATTCCTGGCTGTACAATAATTTCTTTGTAAATTCCTGTTGCATGGACTGTGCTACCGGCATAATTGTCGAGTCAATAAAGTTGTTCCACTCATCCTGCTTGAACTCACCGACGCCCAAAACAAAAGGCGGCACACCTAAAATAGATGCAACCGTCTTTTTATCAAGCTGAACCATGTCTGCCAGTGCCAAGTCCGACAGTGACAGTGGTTTTACCTGTTCGATTTCAAATTGTTCTGCCGGGATCATCCACGGTTCTCCGGCCTCTGCCGTATCAATGTAATCGGATAGCAGTTGCCGCCGCCCTTCTGGGCTGGAGAACTCTTCCGTCAGTGCGTCCACCTTCACGATGATGGATGGTTTCCACTTGCTCTTCATAAACCCCTTCTCTGTTGTGGATGCTTGCTTCAGATTGTTCGCAACATCACGGAGCGCCACTTGAAGCCCCTCGCCTTTCCAGGGGTAATAATTTCCCGGATTCAAAACAAAATGGAGCACTTCGTCCGGAGAATATTCTTTCCCATTGATCGCTACCATGTAGTCCCATATCCCGGAAGGAATGAAACTAGCCATTGATGCCGGTATGGGCTTTAAGTCTTGCAAGTATCCCCTGCGGAACTGTGGATACACCACAGCGTTTCCATCTCCGTATAAGTACATCGTGGTCACAATCCACTGCACAAACAAAGATCTTGTCATGTTTTCGTTTGGATTGATGTCTATTTTCCGGCTAAGTTCATTTCTGACCCTTATGTCTCCGTCTTCCGTATTCTGCATGAGATGTATCGTCATGCTCCCGATCAGCTTAGCTATCTTGCCAACTCCGGTTATAATTTCCGGGTTATGCGCCAAACTTGTGTATCCCTGACATGTCAGCGTATCAAAAGCATCACTACTGCACAGCCACGCTTGAGACCTTTTCTTGCTTGGCTCTGCTCTTGCTTTCACTTTTTGCCGCTGTCTCTTATTCATCCTTCTGCCCCTTTCCAAACCATTTGTTCGCTTTGTTGCTTCGTTCCATGTTCTCCAAATACCTCACACACGCAAAAACCGAAGCGTCAAATAGGTCTATTCGATGCTCCGGCTGAACCTTTTCGTATTGAATCATGTCATCTGTCTTTTCTACTGCCGCCACATTCTCTACGCAATATTCAAACGCTTCAGAATGTAGATAATAGAGATCCCCGTCTTTTGCACTCTTTTCGATATGACGGAATCCCTCGGATTTTTTGTAGTAGTATTGCGGCTGGTCAACAATATTGAAGCGAGCCTGTTTCATTCCGATAAAATATTCCCGGCAGAATTTACGGTCATGTCCAATCTGCTTAATCTTGAAGCCCTTATCTCGCATATCGCAAAACCACCGGATTATGTCGGCTTGGTTTACGGTCGGGCTGTTGCACAGCGTCAGCCAGCCGTCCTCGTCCCACCCGAAAAGCGGTATGTTGTCTTGCTCGGCTTTCAAATGAGCGGAAACTACCGGGAAAAACGCATGTGTTATAATGATATCAACGCCCTGGTATGTTCCGAAAAGAGCGGCCGCTGTCAAATCATGGAGTTTTGACAGGTCAGCGCCTCCATACCACTGAATCGGAAGTTTAGCCAGCTGCTCCAGCGTCCAGCTATACTTCTGATCGCTTTTCCGAAATTCATCTATATCGAAGTATGCTTTCATGGCATTTGTGTAGACATTCAGCGACTTCGCAAAAAAGTCTTTCCTCTGCTGTGGATCGTTCTGCGCCTGAAGCGCATCATTCATGATTTCCTCCGGACGGATTGTTACTCCGTATCCCGGATTAGCCATTTCATGTATTTTCGGATCCGTAAAGTCTACAGATCCATCTTTGATTCCTTCCGGTGCACAACACATAAAAATAAAATACTGCTCATCCTTCACCGTACCATTCAAAACCTTCCGACAATATTTCAGCCTTTGGCCAAGGAATAACTGCTCGTTATCCCCTGCCGTGGATATCCCAATTATCAGTTTATTGGTATAGGCTTTCTGTGCCTCCTTAAACAGATTGTACTGTTTCGGTTTCTTCAAGGCATGTAGCTCGTCCACGATTGCAATGTTACAGTTAAGTGAGTCTTGCGCATCCGGGTTCGCCGCAAGTGCTCGTATAAAAAAAGAACCATCTTCCAAAGATGATTCCATGCTGTGTTCATTGTTATTGTCTATGATCTTTACAGATCCGCCTTCCTTCTGATCTTCCCCCATGAGACGGACGTTATATTTTAAAAAGTTAAAGCTTTCAAGCGACTGCATCAACGCCGCTGACGCTATGTAGGTTTTTGCACCACTCTTGCGATACAGCAAAGACAACGACCACGCAAGTGCTGCCGCAAATGTTGTCTTGACATTTTTTCTCGGAATGTATATCAGCGCTTCGTGAAACCGGATATTGTGAGTACCCTTTAGTTTGAACCCTACGAGATTGTAAATACAGAACTTATGATAGTCCTGCAGTTCAAACGGCTTTCCTCGCAGAGGTGTACCATCTATTTTTTCGCCCTGCATGTTGCAAAGCGTCTTCTCTACAATCTGTATGCAAAATTCCGGGTCTTTGTAGTCCATCCAGTAATCCGTGTTTTCCAAATCGCTAAAGAATCTATCAACCGCCTGTTTCAATTCTTCGCAGGCAACCTTTGTTCCGTCTCTTATGCTCTCTGCGTACTTTATGACGATATCCCAGTTCTTAGCTTTCGATGGATGCAAGCGCTGCCGCCAGTCCTTTCTTTTTCTCCTTTTTTTTCGGGCCTTCTCCGGTCAGCTTTTTATAAGAACTCGGGGTCATTCCTAATTCACGCCAGTACGCAAGCGCCGTTTTATTGAGTTCGTCCCACATGACAAGGAGCGGATTCTTTGTCATGTTTGTCGATCCGCCTTTATTTGTATATTCGATCACGGACTTTCCTCCGCTATCCTGGAACTCCTCAAATGTCTTGTCCCGTTGTTCAAGTATCATTGCAAGGGATTCGACCGTGCTATCGTAGGCATCGTTCTGCAATCCCAACGCTGATAGCTGCTTATTTATTAAGTTTTTCCACTTAATTTTACTCATAGCCTGCATGCACAGTCCCCTTTCGTCTTATTTTAGCCTAGAGTTGGAAATGTTTACC